CTATAGAAGATATTAAAAGTAATTTAGAAAAGATAGATGAAGCACTACCTACTGGGGGCACAAAAAGGGTATCTAATTTCTCTGGAACGAAAGAAGAACTTATAGACCAACTGAACGAATTAGTAGTTCCAGAAAGTGTAAAAGAAGATTTTGACAACCTTGGAGTTAGTAGAGGAACATTTTTTGAATCTCAGATAAAAGCCCTATATTTAACCAGTAACAAGGGCATACCTGCTACGGATATTAAAGCAATGGCTTTAAAGCTAGGGCTTTCGGATAAGGGAGACGCAATTGATGTTGCCAGTAGAGTAATAGATTTTGCTGAAAGCAATAAAAAAACTGCTACTTCTCAAGAATCAGTTGCTGCTAAAGAAGAAACTGAGTTTGAGAAATCCGCTAGGGAAGAGGATGAATTAGCAGAATTTGAAACTGGGTTGCAAGGTATGTTCCAAACTTCTAAAGAGTTTGGTCAGACTAAGAAAGAATATGAAAGTTACCTACTGGCAAGGCAAAGGAGTGCAGACGGGCGTATTAAGAAACTGGCTTTAAAGAAAGCTAAAAGGGCGCTAAAAACGGCAACTTCTGCATTAGATAAAGCTACAGAAAAAATGAGAGAGGTGGTTCAAGAAGAGGTTGAACAGCGCCCGGAATATGTAGCTCTAGAGTTTCTTAAGTCCGGCGGTCGTATAGATCAGGAGGCTATATTTGATTCTGATTTTTTGGGTGAGCCCTTCGATTTAGACACTTTGGACGGGTTTCCAAAGATTGGAAACAAGAAAATATTTGGTCCAGTTAAAGAAGGGGAAGACGTTTTTCACCCAGATTTACTAGCAGAAATTTCTGGCTTTTCCAGCGGGAGTGAGTTATTAAATGCTCTTTTTAACTCACGACCTATTGAAGATGTAGTTGCGGAGGAAGCTGACATAAGGGTAGCCCACGAGAAAGGCCAGCTTCCAAAAAGGGTTGCAGATATAGAGAGCGCAATTGAGGGACTGTACGTAGATAAAACGGCAGACATTTTAGCTATAGAATTGAACGCTCTTAGGAACGCGAAGAAGGAGGGTAGGCTAAAGACCTCTGTACTTAAAGCAGCAGCGAAGCAAAGAATACAAAAGTACCCTCTAGCGGATATAAGTCTAACTAAGTTCATAAGCGCTGCTAAAAGATTTGGCGAGTTATCCGGTAGCCTATTGAGGAAAGGTGACAGAACTGGCGCAGCAGATGCTAAGTTCAACCAGATAATAAATTTTCAAATGGCGCAGCAGGTATTTGGCATAAAGGCGAAGATAAAGAAAGATAAAAAGTTTTTGAGAGACTCCACTAAAAAACCTAAACTCGGCGGCACTAAAAAGAGGGATTTGATACCCCCAGATTATTCTACAGTAATACGGGGACTTTTAAATAGCTATGGCCTTGGAGGAGAAGCTCTTCCGCAGAATTTCGATTTAATCGAGTTTCAATCTAAAGAGTTTGAGGATGGCATAGCATTTAAACTTCCACCTCTGGGGGATCCTAATATATCGCTTAAAGAAATGAGTTTGCACGATTTTAATAGGTTAGTAAACAGCATTAAAGCTATAGAAAATGCTGGATCGTTAAAAAATAAAATAGCAAAGAATGCTAAAAATAAGTTAGTTAGCGATATACTTGACGTACTTATTACGCAGATGCAAACTACAATAGACCCTAAAAAGGCTCGTAGTGCAAAGGATAGTGTTACTGGTATAGAATTAGTTCCTATTAAAGAGAATATCCTGGAAAAAATATCTATGGCTGCTCAGGACAAGGGTGCGGATTTCGCTGCCCTTATATTTAATATGGATACACTAGTCCGAGAGAATGATGGGTGGAAAAATCTAGGACCCACTTATGAGGCTCTCAAAGGGCCTATAGATGATGCTATTAGCAATGGATACCTGGAAGGCCAGAAGGGTTATAATGTCAGGTATAGGCAGATGCTGGATGACATAACAGACATTATATCCTCCCATTATACTATAAAAGAGCGTTCAAAGTTCAGCCGTTTTAGGGATATAGAAGTAGAGGGTGAAGATAACGTCAGGTTTACGGGCCATGAAATTCTTTCAATACTCCTGAATAGTGGTAACGAAGAGAATATATCTGCTCTTACCGAGGGAGAGAACAAGAAATTATCTATAGCAGCTTTAGAAGCTATTAGGAATTCGGTTGGTGAAAGAGACTTAGACTTTGCCCAGGCAATGTGGGACTACAATGAGACGTACTGGGAAGAGATAGAAGCTTCAACAATAAGAAGAAAGAATTTCAAACCTGAGAAAGTAATAGCGCAACCCTTTACTGTAAATGGGAAGTCTTACAGGGGGGGCTTTTACCATCTGGCATACGAAGGTGACAGTTTAGCTTTAAATGACGTAGCTTCTATAGAAGATGTAAGAGACGCCCTTTTGTATGGGGACTACGCTTCTGAGCATGTGAATGACGACCACATTGAAAGGCGAAAAAACAATGTTGACAAAGCCGTAAATTTAGATCCATTCGTAGCAGTATCCCACTTGCAGAGGGTTATATACGATCTAGAAGTAGGAGAGGCTGTGTCTGATGTGTTTAAGGTGTTGCATAATAAGAGGTATAAAAAAGCGTTTGAACGCTTGGGAAGGCAGAAGATGTGGCAAGCTATGGATTTATGGTTCCGTAGTACTGTAACGGGTGAGATACGCCGAGGGGGCCCTGTAGAAAAATTCCTCAGGCATCTTCGCAGCGGTATAGGTGTATTCGCGCTGGGTTATAGCTTTTCTGTAGGTATATTACAACCTTTAGGCATTATTTCTGCGACTCTTTTAACTGGTAAGAGGAACATGGCTGTGTCTCTAAGTAATATAGTAGGAAGTGTTGTTACTGAGGGGCCAAATGTTCTGAGTAAAATGGCTAGCGTTACTCCTGTAATGGAACAAAGAAGTTTTTCTCAAAGTAAGGAAATAAGTGATCGCACGAGATCTTTTAACAAAACATGGTCTGACGTTGGTCTTAAGGGTAGGGCAAAGAAACTCATGGAACATACTATGTTTATGTTCATGATAAAAATGCAAGGGTTTGCTGACATAGCAGTATGGAATGCCGCATATAGTGCTGGTATGAAAGAGTTTGCGAATAATGACAAGTTGGCTAAACGTTCTGCTGATAGAATTGTTATCCGTACGCAAGGATCAGGAAACTTTCAAGAGAGAACTCTAGTAGAGCAGGGCACTCTATCTAAAGGCATAAATCAGACTGAGATGGTGAAACTTTTTACATTATTTATGGTATTCTTTGCAGCTAAAACTAACGTAGTGTATGAGGTTATAAAAAAGAATAATAAAAAAACTACTGTTAAAGGCGCTGCAAAATTGGGGTCAGCTCTTGCTTTAGCTTTCGTTCTTGAGACTCTTACTGTAATGCTTTTTCAGGGGAGATTTAGCGGGGATGACGATGATGGTGCGTTAGGTGATGAGGGCATGTTAGGAACGATTAAGGAAGTGACTAAAGAGGTATTAGCGTCAACTACTGCGGGCGTCCCATTCCTTAGAGATATAGTTGGGTCAATAAGGGGGTTTGCAGGTGGGGGAACCGTAGGCTCATTTGGTGAGGACGTTGGACAACTTTTCCAACAGTTTGACCAAGGAGAAGCGGATGTGGGTCTAGGAATAGCTCTAGCTACAGTTCTTGGTATAGCCCTTCATAAGCCTACGGGACAGCCTATTAAAACTATTAAGGCCATAAACAAACAAGAGAATGGTGAAGAGGTTAAAGTAATAGAGTTTGCAATGGGACCACACTATAAACCCTAGTTCTAAAATTTGATGATTAGTACAATATGTGGTATTATATAGTATTCTCACCCTTATTATAAAAGGCATATAAAATGGCAGTTAGCGAGTTAACAAACAGAGCAATAGGAAATGGCAACGGCGTAGCTAGAACTTTTTCTTTCAGCCCGGTTATAATAAGTAAATCCAGCGATCTTGTTGTAGTAAAAAGAGAACTATCTGGCGATGAAACCCCCCTTTCAGAAGGCTCTTCGTCCTCAACTTACAGCGTATCAGTAAGCGCCTACCCTGGAACTGGGTCAATAGATTACCCAGCATCTGGTGGATCTCTATTAGTAACCGGTGAATCCCTGTCTATGAAGTCTGTAAGGGAGCTCACACAAAGTACAGATTTAAATAATAGGGGTGGCTATTTTTCAGACACGCAAGAAACTGCTTTCGATAAGCTCACCTACATATGCCAGCAGCAGCAGGAAGAGATAGACAGGGCCGTAAAGATACCAATTACTGATACAAGCACATCCACCAGCACTCTTACGGCTAATATAATTACGTTAGCTGCAATATCTTCAGATATATCTTCTGTTTCTACAGTGTCTGCGAATGTAACTACCGTTGCTGGTATCTCTGCGAATGTAACTACCGTTGCTGGTATCTCTGCGAATGTAACTACCGTTGCTGGTATCTCTGCGAATGTAACTACCGTTGCTGGTATCTCTGCGAATGTAACTACCGTTGCTGGTATCTCTACAGACATCACGACCCTAGCCCCCGCTAGTTCTGATATATCTTCAGTAGCATCCCTTTCATTCAAATTTCTATTTGACAGCTCCACTACGATGGCAGACCCAGGCAGCGGATCCATACGGTACAATAACGCTACCCCGGCCTCTGTAACTCAGATAGCTATTTCTAATACGTTTTCTGGGGGGGCAGACATATCTAACTTCATAAACGTTTGGGACGACGCCACAAACGCTGTAGCTAAAGCTTATCTATTTATAAGAAAGGGTGGCTCAGGTACGGTATTTCAAGTATTTAAAATAACGGGTGCCATAACGGACAATACTACATGGTTACAGATACCCGTTACGCATTCTACAGGAACAACTTTACCATCTGATACGGATGCCCTGTACCTGTCCCCGTCCATAAGTGGGGAGGATGGCGCTTCCAGTGGGCTACCACAATTGATTGACACGAATGCCGATAATATATCTTACGCTTTCGATCTTATACAAGATCAGCATGGGCTTGGTGTGCTGCTTATGGAGAGTGGGTTCTCAGATTCATTTGAAGCATCTAACGACCAGGGGGCTGATGAGTCTGCCAGCTCAGGGTATGAGTACGATGCAGCCCTAGATTTATATAAGGGTGTGACCGGTGGGACAGCCATTAACTCTGATTTTCCATTCACGACTGAATCAAATTATATCCAGAAAGAAGAAAGCCTTGCGGATGTTTCTATTTCTGGGAACACTGTAACCGTTAACACTGGTAGTGTCGGGGCTAATGTTTTGAACGCCCGTTTTAGCGTCGATGATTTTGCTAACGAAGCTATTATTGCGGTTAGGACAGATTCAACCCATTTTGATTTACCGGCGGGGCATGGTTTGACTGGGACTAACGTTGCTGGAAGGATTAGGTTTATCCAGCTTTTGTCGGGTGTGGCAAAGTTATCTGGTGGCCCAGAGGCTTCTGATAACGCTCAAAATACTCAGGATGGGTCAAATCAGAATCTAAATGGAGGCACTGGAACTCTAGAAGAGCTAGGACAAAATTTTACTGCTGGCACAACAGGGACGTTGACTAAGTTAACCGCGAGTATCTTTAAACTTAATTCTCCTACAGATAGCGTTACATTTGAAATTTTCGCTGTTGACGGTAGTGGGTTTCCTACTGGGTCGGCTTTATCTGACGCGCCCTCTATCGTAGCATCTACTCTTGACGCTACTGCTCCTGGAACTGCTCAAACATTTACATTTAATTCTCCAGCTAGCGTTGTTAATGGCACAAAGTATGCGGCTGTTATGAAGCGAACCGGTTCTAGAGATGCAACTAATAGAACTGGTTGGGATGAAAGCGGCGCGGCTCCATTAGCAAATGGGACAATGATAAAAAAAGATAGTGGTACTTGGTCTAACCTTCCAGGAGATGCCTACTTTGAGACGTTCATTACGCCCGCAAGTAATGTTATCAATGAGGCCGCAGCTATTGTCCCTGCTTTCACGCAATTAAAATCTGCCGCGCCCGTTACTGATATTAACTCTATCGCTATAACCGAAACACTCAACAGCCAGACTGCGCAGTATGCTTTCATTTTCGGCCCCGCTGGCATGACCGCCTACAATGACACCGACACGCTGGTTACTATTTTTAATCAGACTGGGAGTGTTTGGAAGAAGGCGCTCAACTGGACAGGGGCCAAGTGGCAGTATAACTCCGACACGAATAACACTACCGCAACAACATGGACGGATTCTGCAAGCGCGACTGATTTCCCAACAGCTTTGGCAGAGGCTTTAAACACAAACGCGGCTCTTGCCATGACCGGCACACAAGCGGCGGCTATTACTGATGCTGAATTCGAGGCATCAGGTGGTTTTGTAGTAGGCACTCATACGCAATATGGAGTTGGGGTTGTTTTAAAATCAACTAACAGCGCTCAGAACCCGCAAGTCGATTTGATCCGCACAAATTGGGATGCGGATAGGGCCGCTATGGTTTTGCAGTCTAAAACTTACGACCCAGGTATTATACCAGCTACAGGTTATTTATGGGCAAGGGCAGAGCATAGCGTATCTGATGGCCCTGGGACTTTTGAAGTAACACGAGATGGTGGCACAACCTGGGCGACCGTTACTATGACAGAAGTATTCAATATAACTGGTGGAAATCAGCGGGTCTTAAGTGGCACTGTAGATTTATCAGCTCAACCATCCGCTCAAGATTTAAGATATAAATACTCTACTACCCAGGCTAAAGATCAATTCTTACATGCAGTAGGTTTGCAAGGGAGGTCCTAATGGCGGTTAAGTTTTTTGAACACGAAGAAAATAAAAAAATAAATGAGGATAGAAGGAAAGCTAGGGATGGTGAAGAAATTCTAAAATCTCACATGGGTCGTAATGAGGCCTCAGCAATAGAGTATCTTGAGCTAAGACTATCTGGCATTAAAAACATAGACCCTTCTCTAAGATCGTACCTTAGAGCTGAAGGACTTAGAAATATAAAAATTTGTTTTTCTAAAATACAAGGAAACATAAAATGACGGATTTGATCTCCAGGAAAGAATTTCAAGAAGCTAATGCCTATGTAGTTAGTTCAATAACTAACCACATAAACGAAAAGTTTGAGGCTCATTCAAAACTTGAATCTCTGAGGCACGAGCGCATAGATACTGCGTTAGCAGAGTACGGAAATACTTTGTATGGGGATCCTAAGAGCAACACAGCCGTTGGCCTACGCATAAAGGTCGATAGGCTAAATACGTGGGCCAAAGCTGTATCCGCAGCTTTCGCTGCTGTATTCACCGCTGGTATGTCCTACCTTGGGTTTAAATAGAAATGTTTATAAACTAACTGTAAGTATATAAACTATTCTGTTAAACCACCCTCTGGCAAAGGTGTCATTTTTTCTAGCTAGCATAAGTCTGTATACGGCTATCTCTCTAACCATTTTGTTCACAAACTCTGAACCTTTAGCGCTAACCGTATGAACAGCATCTAAAGTTTTAGGACCTATTAGCCCATCCATCTTCTCACCTACGGCCCTTTGTAACCACCTAATTGCCCTTGCTGGACCAGCATGTACTGCGGAGTCAAATACCATTGTAGATAAACCAGAAGGAAGCTCATCCCCCCTAATAGCATCCCAGTACATTGTTTTATATATTAACTCCGCAATTCCTTTATCTATACCTTTTAACGGAGGTAGTTCTTCAGGAGCGTCTTTAGACTCAATCCATATTTTATAAGTACCCTCTGTAATACCATACTTAGTTTCACCCCCCTTATCTTTTGGGTTGTTAGAATATCCGCCCTCTACAAAGAAAATATAGGATAAAGCGTTTCTAAATTTAATCATAGTTATATCCCCCTTTTTTATTTTTTTGCTTGCCCAATACCAGACATGTCGTAAGCTGACTTTTTGGGCTCACCTATTGGTCCCCCCGTATATTGGTAATCATCTGGGGCCCCGTAGCATTTTTCCAACTGAATTTCTAATCGAGCTAGGGCTCCCCAAGCTATCTTTGCCGCGTGTAACGCACCATCCTCAGGGTCTACAGGTCCATGGAGTACCTCATCAAATATATGTCTGACCATAGCCTCCGTGTATTCCTGGTGCCCATTCTCAATGTCGCAGTAGCTTCTAACTGTACCATCATGCTTCTCGTCCCCCGCACGACTTACCTCAGCCAAAGCTAGTATTGCTCTGGGAAATTTTCTAATGAAAAATCTAAGCAGTTTTGGTTTACTAGGGCAAGACATCAGTATCCTCCTGTGAGTTGTTTTTTAATAGCTCTAGAATATATTAATATGTAGCCAAATCCAAGGAATAAAAATCCGTATTGTTCTGAAAAAACCCATACTAAAATCCACAGTATTGATACAAATAATCCTAGGAATGTAGCTATGATATACCCTTCTGACATTAGAAAAATTTGAAGTAGAGTTAGAGCGCTAAGAAGGGTTTCTATTATCATCATCCACCTTAAATTTAAGGGTAAAGAAAAGATCAAGCCACCTATTTTTAGCTGTCCAGGGGTTAAAGCACTTTATTTCAACCCCCCCTAGCGGTTCTAAATTATCATGAGCCCACTCCTGTGATGTGTCAAATAGAGCTGCTTTCTCATTAACGATTATTCTGTTATCTAACTCTTTGACGTCACAAGCCATATGTAAGTAGCTTAAAAGAATGTCATACTTCCGCAATATAACATTCTGAATATTGTCCTCCATTAGTTTAAAGGAGTCACCTACCGCCGACTTCATAGACCTTATTAAGTCCCCAGTATAAGCCTCGGCAGCGTCGTGCATGAGACAACAAAAGGCCAGGAGGTTCCTATAATTTTCAGAACACGGTTTCCTTAAAGCGTAGTTTGCCATATGCAGAGAATGCTCTGCTACGCTATAAAATTTATTTATTTTACCCTGACCTCCGTACCTGCAAGTAAGGGCCAGGCCATTTGCTATGTCCCTTATATGAACCTCTTCTGGACTGGGATCTTGCGGGAAAAACTTCCCACCTGAGGAAACTTGCATCCACTCTCCCTTCCTGTCCGGGATACAATCTTTCATAGTTTTCATTCTATCCCCCTCTCTAAGCGTAAGGTGCTGACACGATGGTTTAAATCCTTAAAAAGTTTAGATAAAAATGCTCTCCTATCAATCCTGCTGGCTTTTACTAAAGGGGCTACCGGTATGTCAATCCTGATTATTTCAGGTCTATCCCCTTCTTGAACTGCTTCTCTATGTTGGTTAACCTCTACTTGAACTACCTCCTCAAGAGCGCCATTCTGAATATCTTCGTTTCTCATTCAACCCTCCACTTGTTATTCCATACATTTATGATAGTGCGCTTTCCGTTTGGGTACGTAATTATGTGACCCACAGACCAGGAAGATGGCCCTACGTTATATACCTGGTCCAGATCTCCAGTTATACCAGCGCAGTATGCCCCACTTTCTATGCCAACACTATGGGTATGCCCAACATTGCACTTCCTACCCATCTTTGCAAATGATCTTAAAGAACCCCTAGACCCGTTAGCCCCGTGGTGCCCATGCATACCACACTCTATACCTGAGGCTCCCTCCTTGCGACATATAATAAAACTTTCATCCGGGGAAAGGAACTCTATCTCCATATTTCTACTGGGGTATCTCTTTTCAAGAGCCCACTGTATTAGGTTAAACCCTTCCGTACCTAAGCGTATTGACCTATATTTTGCGGCTTGAGCCTCTAGAAAAAACTCAGCATTCGGAGGGTCGCTACGGTAGTCAGCTTCTCTTAGCCACTTTTCAAAAGCGTTGTCGTGATTGCTGTCAACAACAATAGTTCTAGTCCCTTTGTGGACATAGTTTGTTCCTGTAATAAATGACAGGACCTTTTGTATCTCACTGGCTACACGATCATTACCGCTTATGTACTTTGCGTATCTTGAGTGATGGTTTTTTATGTTGTGATGGTTCCTGACTCTAAAATCAAGAACGTCGTGCATGAACTGATATTTAGGTTTCAGCGTCTGGATTATGCCACCAAATCCCCAGTTTGTAATAAAGGTATCGTCGCTAACAGTACCAACGTGTATATCCCCCCAGTTAATAGCTTCTACTCTTTGCCCCCCAGTTACCTTACCATTCTCAACTTTGTTTGTTAAGTCGTATATGACGTTATCCTTATCAGCATTCAGTTGCCTACAAAACCAATCGCCATTCGAGTTAACTTCCACAAGTAGCCCTCCGTAAGAGTGGTGGAAATTTGCTTTAAATCCAGCTGTCTTGGCAATATAATTTCTCTTTGTTATGCAGCCTGTAGTGTAATTGAACTTGGTGGGCTCGTATTTAGCTGAAGGGATAGATGCCATAGAAATTTTAGCGTGTGGGAATATGCCTGAGTTTCTACCTGTGTAACTTTCAAATCCAGTCAATGGCCTAACCGCCGTAGGTAAAATATTAAGCTCCCCGCACCAGGTTAAGCCTGGGGCTACTACTACGTTTTCGTCCAGAATGTATGGCTCGATCTCAGGGTCGTACCATATATCACTTTTAGATTTAGCCTTACCCCTCTTAACAGAGTTAGCTCTATAGCTAGCTAAGTCATATGTGAAGGTTGAAACGTATATCTTAGCTTCATAAAGTTCAGCTAGAGCTTTTATGTTCTCCCACACTTCCTTGTTTAGATAAGTATTGCTTTGAGCGCATGTGAATATAAACTTTCCTGGGTAGGATAATACCTTCTTTTCAGGTATGCTTGTAACACCGGCAGCTATAGGTTTAAACCCCTTGTTCAGTCCAGCTTTGTACCTATTTTGCAGTGTGGTGTATGGTATACCAGAAGCCGCTGATGCTTTTCTGATACCAGAGTAAGCTGTAACCAGGTCTACCGCTTCCTGCTCTTTTTCGCTACGCATCTCTGTGAAACTCCCTTTTTAAGTTTTCATACTTTTTTAAAAGTGCTAGAAAATTCTCAGCCGGTAGTATGGCTAACCACTCTTTACCCCTACGCCTATGTAATACAACAGGTATTTTTTTATGTCCGTCTTCACGAGCCTGTTGCATAGCCTTATAGACACTGAGGGTTTCAGTTCTTTTTACTTCTATATGGATTTTTGGAATGTTGTGCACTACATCTGGGCTATCCCCACCGCCAGAAAATTGCTGACCCCTTCTGGCTTCAAATCCGTACTTGCGCAGTAAAGCTGCGGCTTCTCTTTCACCCGCTTTTCCTTTTTTTATACTATTTATTCTCATTTTATTCATAACAAACACAACAAGGAGGATTGCCTAAAAAATTAGGGCAAATCACTCTATTGCAAGCTCCTTTGAATAGGGGTGACGTAAACACACCGTTCCCATGAGGGAACCACAAGTCGATGTCCTCGTCTAGTGGCCAAAACTCCCAGTAAACTACTTTCTTTTTAGATAAAGCGTATGATATTTCAGACTTTGTGCTATCGCCGATATATCTTTCCTCCGTATTCACCACAAAAATCGCATCAGAGTTATCAATTTTTTTCTTGTGCACATCATCCAAAATCTTCTTTTCCTCTAGAGTATACCAATTTTTCCCTCCGGCATAGGACGGATAACAAGATAGGGTGTAGACAACATGCCCTTGTAAACTTAACACCTTATCCCAACTTTTAAAACTATCCTCAAATTTAGCTGACCCGCATAGAGCTACTTTCATTTTTCATCCCCCAAAAGTTTAATAGCTGATTTTATTCCGGCCTATTATGCTGTCTTATTTTTCATTTTTTGTAGTGTACTCCTTCCCAGACATCCGCTGTTATAGGCCAGTCTTCAGCCCAGTATTCCTTAACTTCTAACAGGCTTTTAAACTCTTCCTTACTTCCAAAGTTAAGGGGTACTTCTGACACTATCTCATCATATACGGTTAAAATTATATGGTATCCCGCAGCCTCAGCCCTAAACATTGCTGGAACTAGCAGTTCTCTACTAACGGCCTGTGTGGCATTCTCAGCGAGTTTGCCCCCGTATGTACCAACACGTCTCCATTGGCCCTCCTTTTGAGCCATGTATGTTAGCTGTAGCCGTGGGGTGCAACCACAGGTTCCGTTTCCACAACTATCTTCAGTTATGGGCTTGTGCCAGGGGGGCATATTCGTTCTGAGTTCTGGGCTAAAATACCATAGACGCTTTCCATTCACAAGTACCATAGATAACCATTGATCTACAGTCTGGAATCCTATTTTGTAATTCACTTGAAAGAGCTTTCCTGGATTACGAACTGCTGATATAGAAGCCCACTCTAAATCAGACCAGAACTGTACCGTAGCGGGGTGCTCACTCCTCCATGTATTTTTAATATCATTTATTTCTTCGTCCGTGTGCCTGTCAGACCTGTCGAAGTTTCTCCATGCCCCAATAGAGCCCTGGTACCCAAATGCTAGCTCGCCTGTTTTTCCATCCTGCCTTTCTCTAGGATGCGTTTCTTTTGTTACAGTACCTTCCGGGAGATTATATATTTTGTCAGCAGTTAACTCATATATTTTTTTACCCGATGCAAAGGCGTCTATCTTCCACTGTTCACCTGCGAGACATGCTAATATGATAGCTTCAACAGAAACGAAGTCCCCCGCTATTATTTTGTTACCGGATGCAGGGATAATCCAATGCCTGGACGCCTTACTCACAGCGTCCGTAGAGTCACCATACAGAGCATCTAGCCACTCGCAACTGCCCAGCATAATATCCCTCACAAGCTGCTCTGGAGGAACGTCATCGAAGCCACGAGTTAGGTTTAATGGTTGGAACCCAGAGCCAGTCCAACGACCGGTTGACGCCCCATGGTACCTGGTTTGAAACCTGGCCCTCCAATCCTTCCCCCTCTGGCGAAGCATAGCTTCTAGTTTTTTTGTACTAGCCTTGTTTACTTTACATCTTATTTCCAAGGAGCGTATTACATTAGAATTATTTCCAGATGCAATATCACCTTCTAGAGTTTCTTCTACAGTTTCAGCCTTTAAGTCTGGTAGTTCTAAGCCATTAGCCGCTAACCAGCTAAGATACTTGTCTCTTTGGGTTGGGTTCAATCCTGTTATACTCTTAAATTCAAGGGTCAATTCTTCCGCTCTCTGCTGTACTATTGACCTAGCTGTCTTTATACCAGCACTGTCCAGCATAAGGCCGCGCATGTTTATAACACGGTCTAGATCAAACACCTCTTGCTCCCTGTCTGGGAGATCTCCTAAATAATTACCAATGTTTCTTTCTAGCTCAACATCTATTTCGCAGTATCTTATCCACTTTTTAAGATCTTCCGGAGGGATAACTAATTTGGAAGTTTTTAAGTAAAGCTTTGAATACTTAGTTATGAGGCGACCCCCTTCTGGATCCTTACTCCCAAATCCTAAAACTTGAGATAGCTTATCAAGCCTTTGTGGGAGTGAGTAGTATGATGCAACAGCCATGGTATCTCGCCATGCGTATTCTGTAGGGTCAGGCCAATTGTACTTCCTGGAAAGAACATTGGTCCATATGGATAGTTCAAAAGCGTAGTTGTGCGCTTCTATCTTCTCCCCATCGCGCAGAAGTGAGAATAGGGGGTATAGACTTTCCATACTGCCCCCTGGTACCCAAGATTTTATTTCCCCGTCATCTACTGCCCAACAGACACAAATTACATCTGTGCTAGGATGTTCAGAGTAAGCCCACTGCCCAACTTTTCTAAGGTCAGATTCGCTTTTTGTTTCTAAATCTAGAGTTATCATTTACCCCCTGAAGAGTGGAAATGAACCAACTTTTGGACACGGTATTCCTGTCCTTTTTTTCTGTGTGATTTCAGACAGCCTACAAAAGTTGGTTCACATTTTGGTGGTATAAAGTGTCAAGTACAGACACTTTACGCAAGTATATACTACCCCCTTCTCCTTCTTGACCCGCTGGACGTAGTTTTAGCACCAGCTACGGGGGTGAATACCTTGCTGTAATCGGAGCTTGATCCCAGGGGTTCACCATCCCTGGTTTTTTGAAAGGCGTTAAGGTATATCTTTAGGGCTTTCTCCCCCTTGTTAGTCTGGTATTCAGATATATTTCCAGCGAGTATTCCATAGCAACCTGGATATACTTTAGCCTGGTCAACAGGCTCTATTGTTTCCACATCAGGACCATAAACTGCAATTCCACCTGGAGCATTTTGTCCCATTTTATTGAATTGAGTATTTGAACGAATTACTAATTTTCCTACGTAAGCAGTGCCTTCCTTGCCCTTTTGCTCGCGCCTCGCCGCTAAAGAATCACCTTCAATAACCGGGCTAACGATAACCCCATTATTGTAATCATCCTCAGCAGAGTTACCCCATTTAGCTATGGCAAAATTTACGATATGGTCCTCAGCTTCAATAATATCATCCGGGTCGTAGGCAATCTCGATCTTATACTGTGGGGTAGCTTTATCGTCATACTTATCCTTCTCAAACAAAGCACAATTTATAACCCTTCCTTCCGGGAAAACGATACTGCTAAGTTCCTGGGTGTCTTGACTCATTTTTTTTCCTCCTCTTTTTCTTTAGTAATTTCTAGTAGGCGCCTTACCTGAAGCTCTACGCTACTCATTATATAAGGCAGTTTTTCATCCTCCCTTAATTGCTCATATAGGGATTCATCTAACATTAAATGAACCTCACAAAAACCAAACTCTTCGTTAACTTTTAGTTGCGTAATAAGTTCCATTATAAACTACCCTCAGTGGGTGTGAATAAACTTTTTGTATCTGTATTTATAGCCGCTCTTTTGTCAGACTCTAAAACCATAGTAAGTTTAGCCGGTGGCTTAAAAGCGTATTCTGCGGCTAAATCTTTACCACCTGGCAACTTCTCAATCTGAGCCGGGCTCAACAGTTTTTTCTTTTCGAAAGCTTGCTCCTTAAATTTGCTATTGAGGGCTTGTTCTGCGTCTTCTTTCCACACGCGGTTAGACTTCCCAGAAACTAGCTTTCTACCGGGTATTTTTTGCCCAGCTTGTAACCTCTGATAAGCTACAGTGCTTATTGCCTTACCAACAATTTTAACCTTGTCCATGAGGTCTAAGTAATGGGATACCTGGGCGTTCGATAGGCTATCAACCTTTGAAACATCACCTTCATCCCCAAAGTAAGTTTTTACTCCAATTTCTTCTACACGCTTTTCCAGTGCAGGGCATTTACGTAAGCGAACTGGACAAAACCTGCAATGCTCCCCATCTATAGTCTCTGTGGAAGTTTCAGCTTTTTTCATAGCTGGTAAAAGAACATCTTGAGCCCAGTCAAAAAGCTCTTCTGAAGTATATACCACTTGCCGTACAGGGCCATCAGCATGGAATGATCTAGGTTGCACTATAGTGAAGAACACCTTACCAACGTCTATTTGCAGTTCTTTTTTTATCTTCAGTATCATGCCAACACCATAATACTTTAGCTGCGAGTTACCTTCGACCTCAACAACTACCCCAATACCATGCTTGTAATCCCACAATCTAAGAGCTGGCCCACTGCTTATGGTAATTAGCTTCGCATAGTCTACAATACCCCTGAAATGCTTATGCACCTCAGGTATGTCAAAGCCCGCCTCTACCCAGTTTTCACCCTCCTGCTCATCCCATTTTCTTACGTCGTTTAAATACACCTGTATAGCATCAGCCATGTCTTTAGACACACCCTTCTTATCATCTATAAACTCCCAAGCGTCTGAGCCAGACTTGATGCAATCGGCGGCTAATTCATGAGCTCTAGTTCCTTCTTCTGAGAACTCTGATTCTTCATCCTTTATACCTTGGCTAAGAGTTACAGAACCTGGACAGGCTATGAAACGCTCTGCTTTACTACCCCCCATAGGAGAATGCTCTAACTCTTTTTTAAGATGTTTCTCAAAATCTACCATTATTGAAACGCCTTGTTATTTGTGTTTTGAAGGTCGCGCAAAGTTTGTAAGAACTCTACGCGCTGTTCCTGAGTCAGCTCACAGACTTTTTCAACTTTAAATTCGTGAAGCTCTTTGAGAACAACTTCAACAGTTAAATTTCTAGCGGCTTCACTTGCGGCTTTTGATGCCTCAGCATCAGAGATATTCGTCACCGCTTCAGTTGCTTCTTCTTCTTCTTTTTTAGCGCGGCGCCCCAGGCGACTAGGGGTTTTTTCTACCTCTTCCTTTTTAGGCCGACCACGCCTTCGAGTTGTAGGCTTTTTATCCTCCTCAGATTTAGAAGCGTCGTCAGCCTCAGGTTCTTCAGACTTGGAAGCGTCGTCAGCCTCAGTTTCCTCAGACTTAGAAGTAGCGCCAGCATTAAGTTCCACCTTCTTATCCTGCGGGGCCATTTCATAAGATACGTTAGCGTGTTTCATGAAAGCAATTGATTCTTCAAGGCTACTAAACTCAAATGTAATCTTCATCTTTTCCCTTTCTTTTTTTAAGATTTCCCAAGAAATTTAGTTCACAGATGTTGCACTTATACAAGTATTTCCTTTTATTTAGAAAATTAAATTTAAAAATACTAGACAACAACCGGCTGAAAAGTCCTGGGTTATAAAACGTGGCTTTGTAAGGGGCTATAACCCTCCTATTAGTTTTGCAGACTGGGCACTTTGGATTGACTAGCACTTCCACCTCCAATTTTTTTTGTGGAAAAAAACGGGGCCCTTGCTTTTAAGTATATAACGGGCCCCGCTTTACAGGCTCTTACTTCATATTTAAGCCCTCCATGTATTAGATTTATTTTCTTTCGCTACACAATATACTTGCGACATGTAAGCAGACTACCATAACTACAGTGGGGCGTCAAGGGCTTTATATATATTTTGATCCTTTTTTATAGCAGTTCCAATTATTCTTTCATCGAGGCTATCAGGAATTATCGGGACATGCCCTATTATATAATCACCTTCTTGACCAATCCTGTGTACCCTATCTAGAAGTTGATCGTTCCTCCCAGGAACCCAATCCACTTCTGCAAAGACAACATCCTGAGCCTTAGTAAGAGTCCAGCCCTCTCCCAATGGTTGCATTTGACCGAGCATTATCCTAACGTCACTCTTATTTTGAAATTGATCTACAGCTGATTGCCTATTGCTTTGGCTTGTTGAACCATCCATGTATACAAGGCCGAACTTCGCAAGCCTACTTTTTAAGATTACCAACACGGAATGGTGCCAAGCGGACACTATCACCTTTTCTACGCCACTGCTCAAAAGGTCGTCTATATACTCCGCCACAGACTTTGCTTTGGCCTCACCGAGTAGCCTCCTAGCTGTAGAAATAGCTCCATCTATACTGGAGTTAGCATTGAAGTGCTTAGGGTCTAACTCATAAAGCTTCTCTGCTCTATGCCACCCTGAATGAGCCATAGCTTTTTTAATTTGGGCTGTCCTAACTAGGGGAAATGGGTGCCATTGCTTGGGGGGTAGTTCTGATAATACGTCTTCTTTCAGGCGCCGTACCATGACGTGTTTGCGAAGCCGGTATTGTAAATTGTCAAGATTTTTTGGTACGTTCCTTACCTCGTCGGACCAGTGCAACTTATTTGACCATGTTTTTGTTTTCTCGTCAAACACTGGCCCCCTCACCATACCCTCCCCCTTGTCGTAATAAAATTCTCGGAAAGAGTTCAAACTAGCTTTGTCTATAGCATCCCAGTTCATAAGTCTTATGGCGTTATAACATTCTATAGGCTGGTTAGGAAGTATCGTTCCACTAGCCATGGTTATTCTGCCACACTTCGACTGTAACCCATCTGGAGCGCATATATAATTTGTTCTTTTGTTCCCCTTCGGGTTCTTTAAGTAATGAGCCTCATCTAGTATAAGATGGTCCCACAACTTAGACATTAGGGCTTTAAATATACCAGGATTCCCAACGAGGTTGTAGGATAGTATGACGTAATTGGCTATAAAGCTAACGCCATCCTTTGACTTAATTATCGGATAGGTAGAAACGTCCGGTATTGTAGACCACTTCCAAATTTCCCTCTCCCAGTTGAGGCGTAGGGAGGCTGGACATACAACTATGGTGGACTTTGATTGTATGGCGTTGTCAAGCAGGATTGATTCTATAGTTTTTCCAAGTCCTGGAGCATCCCCAAAAAGAGCGTTGCGCCTGTTGAGATGGTATTCAACCCCCGCTAGCTGAAATTGCTTCGGGGATAAACCAGGCGGGGATGGAGCATCGTAGAAGAAGGGAGCCTTAGCGCGGGATGCTAAAACATCGAAGTCTGCGCTCACAGATACTCCTTCTTTAGAAAATCAATATTATTAGCCGCCTCTTCATCGTAGCCATCAAAGGGTGGGAACACTTGAATCAAATTTTTGAAAAACTCTTTCCTGCCCTCAGCAGACAAATCATGAAAACGCTTCGTTACAAAATCCACATTTTTGTAAGAAGCTTTCACTCTCTTCCTATAGGCTATATTATTTTTCCTATTATTTTCCCGTCGAGCTGTTATAAACTTCTCAGGATTTCCACTCTCCCCCGCTTGAGCTAAACGCTTGCACTCCTCATATCTTATACCCTTTATATTTTCCCTTATCCATTTAGGAAAGGAAACGCTAGAAAATACGCAGGCTTTTCTACCCTCAGCTAACAAGTTAGCTAAGGCTACTTGAGCGAACATTGGATATGGCCTACCTGTTTTTCTAACTTGATTATTTACCAGGTTATTTATATCCTTAGCAATTTCATCCCTTACTTTTTTTTCCAACTCTTTATCCATTACCTACCTCCACATCCATAAGCTCTTTTTCCAGATAATTATAATGAGACTCTTTAATTTCAATTCCTATAGAATTCCTGCCTAGCCTATGAGCCGCTTTAATAGTTGTACCCGACCCGGTGAAAGGGTCTAGAACATGGTCTTTTTCCTCAGTAAATAATTTTATAAACCATTCAGGCAACCCCTTTGGAGCAGTAGCGCTATGGCCCTTATTACCACACTCTGTAGCCATATGCAAAACGTTAGTTGGGTACGCCATGTCCCGCTTAACCCAATTGGAGATGTTTTTTCCGAAGCCACTTCCTACTTTAGATTCGTTTCGTTTTTTATCTACTTCACTGAGGTTCTTTAACCTGGTTTTAGACCAGTCCCCCATAGGTACCATAACGGACTCCTGAAACATTTTAAATTTTTTGTTTTTGTTAAACTGAAGGAGGCGTTCCCATGAATCCCGAAAGCGGTTAGGCCATTTTCCGGGGTAACAATTCTTTTTATGCCATATAAATTCTTCAGTCCACAACCACCCTTGCTTCCTCAATGCGAGTATAAGCTCTAAGACGTAAGTATGCCTTTCCCCGCTAACAACTCTCTCTTTGATGTCCAGAACAAATGTTCCTGTAGGCTTCAAAACCCTAAGCAACTCCTCCGAGATGGGCAGAAACCATTCGACATACTTATCTGGGTGTATCCCCCCATAAGTCTTTTTCCTCTGGTCGCAATATGGGGGAGATGTAAAAATCAAGTCAATTGAATCCGCATCCAGGTCTTTTAACCTTTCCCGACAATCGCCGTATAACACCCTTATTCTAGCCATTGATTAACCCCCGTATTATTGCTTTATAATTTTCCATTTCTTGCATTTCCTGTTAACGAAGTCATACACAGCGCATACCTTTACAACCTTTGAGTGATTGTAAGAATAGCCACCTGATGGTGGATATACAGCTAGAGCTGGTATAACACACTGGGGTAAAGATACCGACAAACAGATTAAAAATGTGATTACTATAATGGCCCTACTCATAGCGAACCCTCCCTTTGTATTTTACTTTTACCAAAAAATGAGTTAATATATGTATCCTACCGTCTAGGGAGACTAAATGTCAAATAAATTGTTGGAGCAAGCGCTAAAATATGCCGAGAAGGGATGGGCTATTTTCCCTTGTAGGGCAGACAAAACGCCGTATACAAAGTCGGGGGTTTTAGAATCTAGTTCGAACCCTGATACAATTGAGGGTTGGTGGAGTAAGTGGCCTAATGCTAATATCGCTTTGGATGTAGGAAGCGCTGGCATGATGGTTATAGACTTAGACCCAGGCCACAGTATAAGCGAGCTGGAAAGTAATATAGGAAAGTTACCGGATACTAACCTTATACAAAAAACGCCAAGAGGGGGGCGGCACCTGTTCTATGAGTTAGGCGAGGGAGAGGTAGTACCACAGTCATCCTCTAAGTTAGCCCCTAAAGTAGATGTTCGATCTTTTCACTCCTACGTTCTTCTATACCCCTCAAGAACAAAGGATGGAGCCTATTCCTGGAGCCACCAGGACAAGCCCGCTTTTCGATCTGATAAAATGGTTGAAATGTCTTCAGCTAGAGTTAAAAGTGAGGACCGGGATAATTGGATTATAGAGCCAGACTTACCGCAAAATGTAGCCGCCGCTACAAAATGGCTGGTAGAGAGCGCTAAAGTAGCCATAGAGGGACAAGGTGGCGACGCTATGACTTACGCTACGGCGGCTCACTTAAAGAGCTACGGCATATCTGAGGCCCTCGCCCTTGACCTTCTATGGGATAACTGGAACCTGCGTTGCTCACCACCCTGGGATATACAGGAGCTAGAGATAAAAGTCAGGAATGGGTACTCTTATAACACCAGCCCCCCTGGTAATATAACAGAAGGATATAGAGAAGCCCTAAACAAAAATTTATTCAAGCCGGTTGAAGTACCGTCAGAGTCAGGTTCGGAAGTACACTCAGGAAGATTCAGGTTTATTAGCCGAGACAATATGGAGCTGATAAAAAACCCTGAAATGCTTATTGATGACTTTCTACCGGTTGAATCATACGCTTTGATAGTTGGGGCGCCCGGAACCTTTAAAACCTTCGTTGCCCTCGACATCGCTTTATCAATAGCTACCGGGGGAGGGTTCCCCTGGGACGGCCCGTGGCCCGTAATAAATAACTCCGGGCCGGTTTTATTTTGCGCTGGGGAGGGTAGGGCTAACTTAAACTTGAGGGTAAAAGCTTGGGAGAACAGGCACTATGGGGGTAATAAGGTTGAGGGCTTCACCCTAGCGGACCCGGTTCCTTTTATCGGGGAAGATATTGAGCCATTTTTAGAAGGAGCCATGGCTTTAAACAAACGGTATAAACTTGTGGTCTTGGATACAGTTAGCCGGGCCATGCAGGGGGTAAATGAGAATGCTCAGGAACACGCCTCAAACTTTACTAAAATGGCAGAATCAATTCAGAGAAGGCTTGGCGCGACTGTGCTCGGTCTACATCACACTGGTCATGGAGAAGCTTCCAGGGCCAGGGGAAGCTCTGTTTTCGGCGCGGATGCGGATACAATTATCAAGCTCGACAGAAAGCAGGGGAAAAGAGTTATAAGTCTTACCATGCTAAAGCAAAAAGACCTTGCCCAATGGGATAGCAAAAAATGGGTAAGACTAGATACAGTATCGTTAGGCGATAGTATAAGTAACTTGGCGTGTGTAGCTTCCGAACAGGAGGTCAGGGATAACAACAGCACTTCCGCAATAGTGGCTATAGTTGATGAATCTGTAAGCATTAAGCTAGCAAGCATCCCTGGCAGGGAATGGACCACTAAAGGACTAGCGGAAGCTTTAGCTACCCAGGACGATATGGGTATAGGTTCGAGTATGCTGAGGCAAAAGTATTTAAAGGAAATTCGAGAAAATTCAGAATGTAAATCCGCTAAGTATTACGATGCGGATACAGCAAAATGGAGGTTTAAAAGGTAGGCGGGCTTTGCTAGTACCCACCTACCTTTTATCTGTAAGCTAATAATAAAAAACTTCTGAGTCTTTACAATCCTTAAAAGCACTAGGAATTTCTGCGCTTGAATTTATATCATAGTCCACAAGGGTAAACTTTATCCGGGTGTTAGATTTAACGCCAACTACAACACCCCCACTTACTTCAATAACTATTTTTACCCCTTTACTACTAACCCTTTCAATCCGCTCTTTTACCCATGTTAAAATCTTCTCTACAACATCAAGCTTACCATCTATAAAACCACATTCATAGATATGCCAGCTTGGGACATACTCCTTTCTTAACTTTTTTATATCAGCTTCTAATTTTCGTAAAACTCTTTTCATCTTTTACCCTCCTTAGATTCGAATACTATAAACGACTTCTCGTGTATGTAGATAGCATTAAGGCCATGCCTACGAGAAATGGAAAGGTAAATCAGCTATAAATTCTATAAAATCTTTGTACTTTGGGTGTTTTGGCTGTGTAACTTCCCTTTTTCTTAAGTAGCACTGTATGGCGCAAGTCGCATTATCAATTTCCATAGTTCCTCCTAGTCGTCAGAACATGCTAAATGTTTACAAACTTGACAAGCGGTTTGGCAAACACTTCTTTTTACCCACCTGCTAAATCTTTCCCCACGCACAAAGAAATCAAAATACTTTTTAATTGTCGAAGCCATGGCTCACCTCTGATTTTTCAAAGTTTATAATATGAAACCTTTCCTTTTTCGGAAGCATTTTTTGGCACTTCTTATCGTCAGCTTCCTCTAGTTCTTTAGCTGTATGGACCCTTACTAACTTCCCTTCTTTATCGTATACCCTACAATCGAAAAACATAGTAGACTCCTATAAAGGTAAATGATTAATTTTTTTAAGCGTAACGATCCCCAGATATACAATCTTTTCTAGAGGCACGCGCTTTTCCATGCACACGCGCTTTTCCAATGACAAGAGCATAATCGTAAACTATGGCATTTTCATAAACACAAGCATTCCCACAAACACAAGCATTCCCAAAAATGTGAGCTTCTCCGTAAACACGAGCTTTTTCAGAAACAATAGCATTACCCCAAATTAAAGCTTTTCCATAAACACGAGCTTTTTCAGAAACAATAGCATTACCCCAAATTAAAGCTTTTCCATAAACACGAGCTTTTCCGTAAACACGAGCTTTTCCGTAAACCCAGGCTTCATCGTAAACACAGGCACCTTTAGCTACATGAGCACTAGGGGAAACATAAGCTGTATCAGCCACCCAACCCCCCATTGTACCATCTTGGTTTATATGCCTGGACGCCGGTACTTCACCTTTTCCATCTTTAAAATCATAAACCATTTTTGTTACCTCCAGAAATATGTTTATTACGAGAAATTGTATCATTCCCGGAAACGATAGCCTTCCCGTAAACACGAGCATTCCCAAAAACTCTAGAGAGTACGAAAACATGAGCATTCCCGTAAACCTCAGCGTTCCCAAAAATACGAGCTTCCCCAAAAACATGAGCCTTCCCGTAAATACGGGTGTCCGTAAGTATACAAGCATACCCGTAAACATGGGCTTCGCCACAAACTAAAGCATTCCCGTAAACACGAGCTTTTCCGTAAACACGAGCATTCCCGTAAACACGAGCTTTTCCGTAAACACGAGCTTTTCCGTAAACCCAGGCTTCATCGTAAACCCAGGCTTCATCGTAAACCCAAGCGTTCCCAAAAATGCGAGCTTCTCCAAAAATGCGAGCTTTCCCATAAACACAAGCTTTCTCAAAAACATGAGCCTTCCCATAAACACGAGCGTCCCCGAAAACACAAGCATTCCCAAAAACGCAAGCATGTCCATAAACACGAGTATCCGTGAGTATACGAGCATCCCCGTAAACCCAGGCTTCATCGTAAACACAAGCGTTCCCAAAAATGCGAGCTTTCCCATAAACACAAGCGTTCCCAAAAATGCGAGCTTTCCCATAAACACAAGCGTCCATAGAAATGCGAGCTTTCCCATAAACACAAGCGTCCATAGAAATATGAGCACTAGGGGAAACATAAGATGTATCAGCTACCCAGCCTCCGATTGTACCGTCGGGGTTTATATGCCGGGCCGCCGGTACTTCACCTTTTCCATCTTTAAAATCATAATTCATTTTTGTTACCCTCTTTAGTGTAAGGTTTAAATACTGGTATTCCATCATCAAGGGAAATTAATCCAATATTATATGATTCATATTTATCAGTAGACCCAGATGTGATAGTTATTTGAAAAAAGTCTTCGCCGCTATGGTGATAGCCTTCAATCGCCACCCCTAAATTCCATCCTCTAGTGTGACTATTACTACCACTATCCTTTGAACCACACCGAGTTGCTTCTCCTTTATCGCCTTGTATACTAGCATAAAAATGTGACATTTTATACCTCACTTTTGAATTGTTGTTTTTCTAAAATGTTAAAATTAAGACAACAAAAACCCATAAGGAAATAGCTATGAAAAAACCTACGGAATCCAGTGCAGTATGAGCCGGAAAGTTTTTTCCACACCTTAAAGGTGGAGCTGATTCACGGCAAAATCTATAATACTCGTCAGGAAGCGAAGACGGCTATTTTTGAATACATCGAAGTGTTCTACAACAGGCAACGCCGCCATTCCTATCTTGGCTATCTCAGCCCGGTAGGTTTCTAGAATCGCATCGGCATGAGCATTGCCGTGATATTGTGGTCGTCCTCTTCCGACTTGATAACGATGGGATGATCCTTGTCTTTGGTGTAAAACTTTATCAAACCGCCGGTTCCGTTACCTTCCATTGATTCTAGCAAACCCCGCAAAAGATTTACGCTAAGGCCTATGGCGGAATAGCCTGAATCTTCCGCGTCAACGTCGGGTACAACTTGACCGTAGTTAGGGAACTTTCCATCAACCGCCTTTGATTCGGACACGCTTTGATTTCCGGCGATGGTGGTAACCAACTTGTGTTTCCCGTCGCCATTTTTGCCGACTTGGCATAAGTCGGCAAAAGGGCCGTTTTTTGCTGTGACTTTTTTGACATCCTTGGCTTTTTCTAAGCAAACCTTTGCAGGCAAGGTAAAGGATTCGCTTGATTCAATTTCAATCCCTTCTGGAGTAGGGAAATCTTTGTCCTCACAGTTGAGCCTATCCACAACTATCAGGCGATGACCGTCGGTAGCGACTACACGGTTATTCTCAGGTTCGAAGCGTAAACCGGCAAGGCATGGCCTTGTTTCATCGGGACTTGCTATTTTTGCGGCATTGAGCATTTTTTTTGTAACTAACATGATATACCCTCCTCTAAGGTTATTTGTGGCGGTTTTTAGTTCAATTAATCCGCCTAATGTTAAATTTCCCCTGTTCCTAACATCCCGCAGATTCCTTCGGCTGATATAATCTCGACCGGTTCGCTGATCTTTTCCCCTGCATTGGCAAGGTAATCCCTTAACTCGACTGATTCAGGGAATGGTTTAAATGCTTTTTTGATTAATGCGATGCGATATTCGAGAGAATCTTCTTTTGCCGCTATATCTATAAGGTTTTTGCTTTCCATCAATCTTTGTCTTTCAAACATGGTTGAATCCCCCTCAAGGTAAGTGATTGAATAGCCGCTTTATTGCGACCGCTGGTATTGCGGTTAATTTAAAAAGATACCGCCATCATCCAATGGCTGGCCCCTCTTTCCTAGGTTCCATGCGTTCAAAACTCTTAAGCATGTTGCGAAATTCCTGGCTTTGTAAAGCCGGTCGAATCCTATGATCTTGAATGATGTTTTGCTAGCGATGACTTCCGCACCGTTAAATGCGGCGATCTTTTCTACCATAGTCTTTTCCTTAGGAAAGACCGAGTGCATCTTTTTTGCGCCAAATTGCCAATACATATATTGTGTTGCGATTTTCTTCGGAAATCTTACTTCGTATTGTTTTTTCATTTCAAACCCCCCTAGCGGTTCTAAATTGTTTAAAATCGTTTACCTCAACTAAACCTCTTTTAGCAAGGCTAAATATTATAGTTTTAGAATCATCCGCAAAGGTATGCCATCCTAAGCACCGATCTATAAAGTTTAAAGCATGTTTCTGCCGTCTCCCAAGTCTTGTGGTATTTCGCATTTTTTTTCTCCTTGTTAAAGTAAAGTATAAAGGCAAGTATACTCCGGTATTTATAGCTGTCAAGCTTTTTTTTGATTTAATTAAATATTTAATTCTAATAGTATATAAATCAATGGTTTATAATTAATTGTACCCGTGACAACCGTGACAATGGCGAGCCAATTTCATTGGCACGGATAATAGTATATAAATCAATGGTTTATAAATAACGTGCCAATGGTGTGCCAATGCCAATATAGCCGTGCCAATCGGCAGACAATGCCAACATGATTAAATATTTAATTATAAACCCTTATAAATCAATGCCCCTTGTGCCAATGCTAAGACAATTAAGGCTATATTGGCAATATGTGCCAATGTAGGGTATATATACGTAGTATATACCCACATGCAATGCTAGGTATATACTACGTATATATACCCTACATTGGCTTATTTAAATTGACCGGATTAGGTAGGATTATTTACCCGATGATTTATTGCGAGCCAACTAGGCTCCTACCCGCGCAAGCTTGCGCCCCCACAGCGCACGCTATAATCGCATAACCTCAATAACATATTTCATTCAATTAATCCCTCGAATTAATCCCTCGAATTAATCCCTCGAATTAATCCCTCGAATTAATCCCTCGAATTAAATTGCAGGTATAATCATTCGTGAGTTCGACACCGTTATGTTTTCAATTTCATAACGCCCGTTATGTTTTCGATTTCATAACGCCCAAATCTTAATCTCATGGGCCGACTTCGGGGGTGCCCCCCCGTTTTCTCCGCTAGGGGGCTATTGTACGGTAAAAAAAAATTTCAATTATTTAGCGAACTCACGAGTTTACAATATAAAGAACTCATATGATAACCTCTACATCAGGGGAAACTTAATATAGGATAAATACGGAAATAAATTGTAGGAAAAGGATGTACTAATAAATACTAATATGTACTAACATTAGTATTTGGAAAAAAAAGTTGTAATTTGAAAACCTAGAGTATACCAACCCTGACAATTTGACATATCCCATGCTTCAATGTATACTCAGATAATTAACTTGGGACAAATTACCATGAACATAAAAAATGGTATGGGTATCCTGAGAATTAACCAGCGGCAACTCTCCCTCCCCGCTGTTTAGGTCCAGGTGTGGTGGCCTTGTAAAAAACTTCAAATCCACACCACGAATAATTTAGTAGGAGGAAAAAAATGCCTTTTTTTGGTGGTATACTTAGCGGTATTGGAAAGATCACTGACTTCGCTGGAAAATTTATAGAAGACAAAACTGTAAAGATGAAATTGGTTGCGGATAATGCAAAGCTCCTGCTAGAAATGGAGCAGAAGATGAGCGAGCTCGCAATAAAAAAAGCATCTGAGGGAGACATGGCGGTGTACGCTGACCTGGCATCTTCCAGAGCTTTGGCAGCGAAGGAACTGGAAAAGGCACCCTGGGTAATTAGAATGCTGAATGGTATGGTAAGGCCAATCGGTGGCCTGGGTTCTCTGGTAACGCTATTTTGGATGGTTTGGGCACAATACTTTGGATATGAAAAACTTGATCTCCCGGAAATTGACCCACTTCATCCCGTGATGGTTTTGCTAGGATCTATAATTGGCTTCTTCTTCGTACTGCGGCATAGGACTCAAATAAATGGTGTGAAGGACAAGTAAAGAATTAAAAAAAAATTAGGAGGGTATGTTATGAAATGGGCACTTTTATTTTGTATACTTTTCGTAGGCCAGAACTCACATCCAGGGATACAAGATCCAGAGATCATCAAAACCTTCGTCTCACAGGGGCGTTGTATAAAGTACATGAAAAAGGAGGCTGACAGAATTAACGGCATCAGGTCTAAGATGACTAACCCGCCGGATGCGTACCTGGGGTGCGTCAAATATACGGGGCCGTGGAAGATAGAAGCGAGGCTCAGATAATAATTTTCGCATTGTAGGGCACAATGGATTGGTCAGAGATTTATAGTCAGGTTATTAGATTTCTGCCTCGTGTGGAAATATTGAATCCTGATGAAATTGGGGTTCACATACGGTTTGGGGTGCTTAAATCCTCCATAGGCCCCGGTGTGTACTTTTGCCTTCCGTACTTTGACGAAATATTTAAATTCACTTCAGTATCGCAGATAGCAAATCTACCCCACCAAAGTGTAAAATCTAGAGATAATAAGGTTGTAGCTGTAACCGGGTCTGTAACGTTCTCTATAGTAGACCCGGAGAGGGCCATACTGGGGGTTGATAGCCTGGATGAGCAGGTTCGATGCCATATAGGTGGCATAATTTCCCACTACATAGATGGAACGATGTATGATAATATAAATGTGGATGGCCTATCTGAATATGTGCTGAAAGAGTCTGAAGATTATTTGGTGGAAGATTTGGGAGTCCATATAGAGGGTATAAATATATTTGACCTGGCTCAACATAAAATAATTCGTCTTATGTCCGGGACGCACGTACAGGTGGAAGAGTAACATGGGTAGAAAAAAAATATCTGATAGAGAAGAAATTGCAATAAGGGAATTGTTCGATAACAAATTCACCAGCAAAAGGAAGGCGCTGGATGCCGCTGGGTATTCTAAGGAAAATAGCGTCGGAAAGGTGTTTAACAAACCAACAGTAAAGGCTGAGATAGAAATCCGTCAAAAAAATTTGGCGAGGAAGCATAACATAAACCAGGATCAGATAGTTGACGAACTGGTTAAAATAGGATTCAGTGGAGTGGGGGACTTGATTGAAGTAAATAAAAACGGCGACGCCACTTTAGATTTTAAAAAGCTTACACCAGCACATCGAGCCGGGATCAAGTCCTTCACTACTAAAGTTTACACAGATGGGAAGGGACAGGATGCTAGGGAGGTTAAAGAAACAAAGGTAGAATTCATTAGTAAACTGTCAGCTTTAGACTACTTGAGCAAACACCTGGGTCTGTTCGAGAAAGATAATGATGATGCGAAGGGTTTAATAGAAGCTCTTGTATCCGCCAGGAAAAGAGTCAGAATAGGTATCCAGATAGATGGCGAGTAAATCCCCAAATGAACAGCTCATGGAGTATCTGGGTAACTTCTATGCAGACCCCCTCGGTTATGTTATGTTCGCATTCCCGTGGGATACTGAAGAGTCTATACAGATGGTACCGCTGGCGGAGAAGTATAGGGAGAGGTTCAATTGCAAATGGGGCCCTGATCTTTGGGCTTGTGAGTTTTTAGATCAGCTCGGAGAGCAGATAAGGGATAGAAAGTTCGACGGCAAAAAAGCAGTGTTGCCAATACAGTTTAGTACGGCGTCGGGGCATGGTATAGGAAAAACCGTATTAACATCCTTCCTGATTAAATTTATATTAGATACACGACCACGCTCTAAGGGTATGGTAACAGCTACAACTGCCACGCAGCTTAGAACTAAAACTTGGGCAGAACTAGGAAAATGGCATAAAATTTCTCTCACCAGCCATCTCTTCAAGTACAGCGCCGGAAGGGATAGTATGGTTCTGGAACACAAGGATATGCCTGGGGAATGGAACTGCCAAGGCATAACGTGCAAAGAAGAAAATTCTGAAAGTTTTCAGGGCCTTCACGCTAGTAACTCAACCCCATTCTACATATTTGATGAAGCTTCAGGTATACCGGACTCCATTTTTGTAGCCAGGGAGGGGGGTACTACAGACGGGGAACCCATGACGTTTGACTTTGGAAACCCGACTAGAAACACCGGACAGTTTTTTGAAAATTGCATAGGCAAGTTCAAACACAGGTATATAGTAAGGGCTATAGACAGCCGCTCTGTATACATAACCAACAAGGCGAAGCACCAGATATGGATAGACGATTATGGTATTGAAAGTGACTTCGTAAAGGTACGTGTACTTGGTAGGTTCCCCTCCTCTGGAAACTTACAATTCATAGATGGGGACGACGTAAGGGTTGCAATGCAGAGGAGCATTGAGTCTGTAAGGTATTCTCCATTGGTAATTGGTGTAGACGTAGCTCGCCGTGGACAGAATAGTAGCTGTATATACGCACGTAGGGGGAATGATGCGGTTACTTTTCCCGTAAAGGAGTACAAAGGTTATGATGCCATTCAACTGTCCGACGCCATAATAGCGGAAGTGCTGTATTATCGTAGTATAGGAATTGAATATGCTATGATATTTGTGGACGCTACGGGCGTTGGGGGACCAATAGCAGACATTTTAAAACACGCTGGGTATAAAGTAACAGAAGTAAACTTCGGGAACAAATCCCCAGATACGACGTATCGCTACGTGAGTGATATGATATGGGGTAGGCTCAAGGACGCTATTAAATCAGGACTTGTTTTGCCCAGGCTTACAGACCCTACAGGAGCAAGAATTTACTCGCAGTTGACACAGAGGGATTTTGGATATACACTGTCTGGTAAGATTTCTTTAGAATCTAAGGAGGATATGGAAGCTAGAGTTGAATCACCAGATCATGTTGACGCCCTGGCATGTACATATTTTAGGGAGATAGCTCCTTTATACACACCTTATACAAAAAATAAGCCGGTGGTGGATGACTACGACCCGCTAGCTTACGCAAAAGAAGAATTTAATCCACTGCGTTAGGAGAAAAAAGTAATGTGCAAAGGCTTATTCGGTGCAGGTGGTGTGCCAAAACCTTCGGGTGCTGATCGTATAGCTGCTACTGGCGAGGTTCCAACTGTAGAAGGTTTGACACGAGCTCAAGTATTAAATAGAAGAACTGATGTTCTAGCAAATTTTTCAAAGCAAAGGGCTGAAGAATCATTAGTATCTGCAAGGAGGGACTTGACGAAGCAACAATTTGATAGCACTTTCCCAGAACTTGCTGAAAAGAAGAAGGTTGAGAACATTGCTCCGCCGACGCAGACTTCGCAAAGAGCACCCGCGCGACCACCCGCACCTCCGCCCCCGCCTCCTCCACCCCCTACACCAGCGGATAAAAGAGTGGTTCAAGCTAGAAAAAGGCAGCAGAGAAGAACTTTAAGCACAAGCAGAAGGGCTACAATAGCTACAAGCAAACGTGGTGATCTGAGTCCTGCTAATACAGAAAAAAAATCTCTTCTAGGGTCTTAAATAATGGTAGATAAAAATTCTAAAGCGTTCTTTAACAGTAGCATATCTGCTATGAAGGCCGAGAGGTCCACTTTCATACCACATTACAAGGACATTTCCGCGAACATTTCCCCTAGAAGGGGCAGGTTTTTAGTGTCTGACGTAAATCGTGGTGGAAACAGATACCAGAAAATAATCAATAGCAGGGGTACCCAGGCGCATAAGATAGCCAGGGCAGGTATGCTATCCGGGCTTATGTCTCCCGCTTCCCCGTGGTTTAGTCTTGCGGCTCCAGATCCAGAAACGGCTGAAATTCCAGAAGTGAAGGTATGGATTAACCATGTGCAACAGGTGATGCAAAATATATTTAACGGAAGCAACTTAAATATAATGGCTCCCAAATTTATAGGGGAGTTACTCTTGTTTGCTACTGGTGTTATGTTTGATGAAGATGACTTTGAAGATGTATCTAGATATTATGTTCACACCGCCGGAAGCTATATGCTGGCGCAAAATGAGAAGAATGAGATAGATACTTTTGCGAGAGAGTTTCAGTCTACTACTATACAACTAATCTCCTGGTTTGGGTTAGACAATGTTTCATCTAGCGTAAGAGATGCTTACCGTAGTGGAAAGTACCATTCGTGGTTTCCTGTTGTGCACTACATAGACCCTAACCCAGAGAGGGATTTAAGAAGTAAAAAAAGTTCTGCCAAGAATTTTAGGTCTGTATATTTTGAGCCTGGTGGAACTGATGAAAATAAATTTTTAAGTAAGAAAGGATACGACGAATTTCCTGTTTACGTGTCGAGGTGGGATACTACAGACGGGGACATATATGGTACTGACTGCCCAGCCATGACTGCTCTGGGCGATATTAGGGGCTTGCAAGTCCAAGAAAAGGCCAAAGCGCAGGGTGTTGCAAAGATGGTTAGCCCGCCGCTGAAGGGGCCCGCACAACTTAAAAATGCTTCAGTTGAAAGCGTTCCGGGAGGCTTCACACCATCTGAGTCCATAAATGCTGTAGATAAGTTGGAGTCTATTTACGACGTTAGACTTCCTATAGGAGAAATGAGGCTTGACATGGACGCGGTAGAGAGGCGTATTAACGAAGCGTTCATGGTTGATATGTTTCTAGCTATATCTAATATGCAGGGAGTGCAACCCAAAAACGAGTTAGAATTATCACAAAGGAACCAGGAACGGCTGTTACAACTGGGTCCAGTTTTACAGGGATTCCACAAAAACTTTTTATCGAAGTTGATAGATAGAACATTTAATAAGATGGTTCGAGTTGGATTAGTAGGAGATCCACCTGAGGAGTTACAAGGAAGACCACTAAAAGTAGAATATATATCTACTCTAGCTATGGCTCAAAAGGCTATAGCCACTACTGGCATAGAGCGTTTAGGATCTTATGTTGTGAATCTCGCTGGAGCTTATCCTGAGGTTCTGGATAAGTTCGATGCAGATCAATCTGTTGATGAGTACGCAGCCGTACTAGCTATTCCTCCTAAGTTAGTTGTTTCGGACGAGGATGTTAAAGAAAAGAGGCAGGCTAGGCAGCAGCAGCAGCAAGCTCAGGAGGGCCTTGACATGGCGTCACAAGCAGCTTCTGCTATTAAAGATGTATCTAGCGCTTCACTTGAAGACGATAATATAGTATCTAGAGCAGCAGATGCTGCACAGGATCAGTAATGACAGATAACGCAGAAGAGGTTACACGAAAAAGGATGTTGTCCAAGGATATGGATAACAACGCATATAGGGATTTGAAGGATGTTTTAAGTACATACAGCGGAAGGGCTGTACTTAGTGCTGTACTTGACGAGTGTGGTCTGTACGCAGCCATACCAACGGATGAGCATAAAACCTTTCGAGCATTGGGGAAGAGAGATATTGGCCTGTGGCTAAGGGATAAGATTTTGACAACTGGAAATAAATATGTTATGCTCATGGAAACTGAATCTCGAAAGAGAGAAGAGTACATAAAAAACTAACGGGAGAAAAATGCTATGGCTGAAGTGGAGAAACAGGAGAAGCAGGAAGAAAGTTCGGAAGAAAGTAAAGAAGAGGGAGATAGTAAAACTTCTCTAGTAACTGACGAGAAAAAAGAAGAGGGAGATAGTAAAACTTCTCTAGTAACTGACGAGAAAAAAGAAGAGGGGGATGGAAAGACCTCTGACGATAAGTCTGAGAAAGAAGGTGCTCCTGAAAAATATGAGGATTTTAAACTTCCAGATGGCATGGAGATGGATAAAGAGTCCCTTGAGAAGTTTCTCCCACTAGCAAAGGAGCTAGATCTTACACAAGAGGAAGCGCAAAAGCTCATTGATTTTAAAAGTGATGCTAAAAAAGAGGAGTCCCAGAAACAGTGGGACCATTGGGAAAACACTCAGAAAGAGTGGGTCGAAGACTCAAGAAACGACAAAGAAATAGGAGGCGAAAAATTTGAGGAAAACTTAGCCGTTGCTAAAAAGGCGTTAGACGCCTATGGCAACGAGGCGCTGAAGGACTTAGCTGACGCAACTGGTGTCGGGAATAACAAGGAGTTTATTAGATTTCTGGTAAAGGTTGGTAAAGACATTAGTGAAGACAAGCTTCGTATCAGTGGGGCTATGACTAAGGAAGGATCTAGAGCTTCCAGGATTTACGATAAAACCAATTAACAACATAAAAAAGGAGTACGAACATGGCGGTATTGAGCGTTTCTAACCCAACCCTGTTAGACCTGGCAAATATGAGGGATCCTAACGGGAAGATTGCTGATGTAGTTGAGATTCTGAATGAGACAAATCCTATCTTGCAGGATATGACTTGGGTTGAAGGAAATCTTGCTACTGGTAATAAATCGTCTGTCCGTACCGGTATTCCTGGTGCCACGTGGCGTAAGATGTACGGCGGAGTACAGCCGAATAAATCTACGGTTGCTACTGTTACGGACAACACTGGTATGCTTGAGCAGTACGCGGAGGTGGATAAAGCTCTGGCAGACCTTAGTGGTGATGTTCCAAAGTTTCGTATGCAGGAGGACAAACCTCATATTGAGGGTATGAACCAGGAGATGGTAGATACTTTGTTCTATGGGAATGAGGGCACTGAGCCTGAAGCTTTTACCGGACTTTCGCCACGATATAATTCTTTGTCTGCGGAAAATGCAGATAATATTATCGTGGGGGGTGGATCTGGTGCTGACAATGCAAGCATCTGGCTTATCGTATGGGGTCCCAACACCATTCATGGCATTATCCCGAAGGGTAGTATTGCTGGTATGCAAGTTACGGATAAAGGCCAGGTAACTATTGAGGACGCATCTGATGGTAGCAATACGGGCCGAATGGAAGCGTACAGGACTCACTACAAATGGGACGCGGGTTTGACCGTACGGGATTGGAGATATGCTGTACGAATCCCTAATATTGATAAGTCTGCATTGTCTACCGTTTATGACGCTGGCGTGTTTGCTTCTCCCAGCGCTCATCTTCCGAACTTGATGTTTGAGGCTATGTACCTTATTCCAAATCTCTCTATGGGACGCCCCGTTTTTTATATGTCTCGCAGTATCCTGACCACATTGAGACAGCAGCTTGCTGCGGCTGTACAAGGGTCTACTCTTACTGTTGAGAACGTGGGTGGCGTGTTTACAGAGCGGTTCCATGGCATTCCAATCCGAAGAACTGATGCCTTGGCTGCTGATGAAGCTCTCGTTAGCTAATAAAAACCTTTAATATTAACTGAGGAACATATTATGATTTTAGATGAACGAACAGAATTTTGTGATGCTACCGCTCTAACTACCGGAGCTACTGGCACAAAGAATATTGGAGATATTATAGATCTGACAGTGCCGCACGATCTAGGTCAGAGACAGGCATACCTTGTAATTCAGGTGACTACAGCAATTGTTGGTACTTCATCTACTGTGCAGTTTCAACTTGTCTCAGACTCAACCTCTACTATCTCCACTACTACGCAAACAATTCATCACATCAGTATGGCGATTCCAGAGGCAACTCTGGTAGCTGGGTATCAAATGGTTATTCCATTGCCATCTGAAAGCCCTGCTTATGAAAGGTATCTCGCTTTGCAAACTGTGATTGGTGTCGCTAACTTGAGTGCCGGAGCTATTAACGCCTTCTTGACTCTAGACCCTAATGGCAACAAAGCTTACGCTGATGCTGTCAATTAGCAACTGAATTGCTGCCCCCATTTACGGGGGCAGCAAAATACTTCTTAATAAAAGGGAAAATTATGCAGGTTATTTTAAAGCGTAAATGGTTTGTAGGGGGAAACCGGTACAGGAGTAACGGAAAATTTCCTGTAGAAATCCCCAGTATATTTAGAAAGATGCTTCCTAAAGACGCCGTAGTTGTGGGTGAGCCAATTGTAGTTCCCAAAGAGGATGCTTCAGAGTTTGTTCCGAATGAGGATGCTCAGGAGATGGCCTCCGCAACAGCGTATGTAAATCCGGCACACGAAACCGATACGGACAGAGCTTTTTCAGAAGCTTTTTCTGAGGTAAATGAGGAAGCAAAAAGCGAAGTAGATCGTTTTAGAGAGAAACTTAAAAAATAAAAGGAAGGTAAGATATGGCTACCGTATCAACAAGCTTTACAGGGGTCGGAGCTTCTTCTGTTTTGGTGTCGCAACAGGAAAGCGAGAATATAACAGTCTCAATATCCGGCACCTACAATATGACGATTAGGCTTGAGCGGGCTGTAACCTCTGACGAAAGCGCATGGGAAGTAATTAAAACCTGGACCACTGCAAATGCTACTGTAGATTTTGTGCATAGGACAGTAAGGAAAGGCGACCACTTTCGGCTTAATGTTACTGTTGACAATAGCGGTACAGCAGTTACTACCCTCTCAGACGAGGATGAGGAGCACCAGGTTGTTAAAAACAAGAATGGAGTCTCTCTTTACACGGTAAGAGAAAGTGGTCTATTATACCACCAGAGAGCGCAACACGACCTGGATGTAGGTACGCCCGGTACTAACGTAACAGCAAAGCACTATTCTGCTGACGGTATTAACTTCACTTCCGTACTTACACTTTCTTCAGTGGCTGTAACAATTGGGGATCTTGCAAGTTTAGCGTATGGAGCCCTTATTTACACGATGCCATCAGGAGATATTGCAATTAAGGCTTGCGCTATTAGCGTTGGATTGACGGGCGCGGGTACTCCAACTACTGATACTCCAGAAGTCGGCATAGGAACTGTAATTGCATCTGGTGCTGTATCTGCACTTGGAGGTACGGCTACATTTGAGGATATTTTAGAAGGTCAGGCTATGGCTAATATAGCTGGAACCGCTAAAGTTTTTCTAGATCAGAGACCAATGGATATGCTTTCTGCTGGGGCACATACTATCCACATTAACGGAGCAGACGCTTTCGCTGACTTGACTAGCACTTCAGCAACATTTAGTGGAACTGTAACCCTTAGTTGGTCAAAACTGCCTTTGTCTTAATAACAGAGGGGATGTAATACACGGGGCATTCCTGGCGTCTTGCTATAGGGATGCCCCGTTTTTATTTTATTGATAAAGGAGACTAAAGGTGTCAATCAACGTTCAAACTGTAACGGAAGTTCAGATAGCAAAATTTTCTTTATCAAGAATTGGGGGTGAAAGTATAGAAGCATTTGACCCTCCTGAGGATTCTACAGAGTCACACCAAGTTAACCTGTGGTACCACCATTGCAGGAGAGAAACGCTGGAGTTATATGATTGGTCATTCGCCAGGAAAAGACTGGCCTTAGCTGATGATTCTAATGTTCCCCCAGATGGTGTTTGGGCATACAGGTACCAGTACCCAGCGGATGCTATAGCAATTAGATCTTTAGAAAATCCCGCTGGAAGAAACGCTCCTCCAGTTCCATTTTCAATAGAACTACCTACCTCCCCGGATGTCAAAACAATTTTAACGGATATAGATGAAGCTATAGCTATTTACACAGCTAATATAATTCAGCCATCTCTCTACCCATCCAGTTTCGTAAACGCTTTCTCTTTAACCCTAGCTCATAAGCTTTCTAATGCGATACGGGGGGATGAGGCGATGAAGGAACAAGTTCTAAAAGAGTATAACTCTATGATAAGCCTAGCTGCTGTGCTGAATCAGAAGGAGGGTCGAGATCACCCCCCAAGAGAAGCGGCGTGGATAGAGGCAAGATAGATGCCAGTATTCATACAATCATCTTTTTCCAGAGGCGAGTTAGCCCCCTCCTTATATGGTCGTGTGGACACGACTATGTACAACATAGCGTTGCGTACCGCCAGGAATACAATAGTAGAGTCCGGCGGGGGTATAAGTAATAGGCCAGGGCTTATATATATGGGGCCATCCAAAGACCATTCGGTAGATCCTAGACTTATACCTTTTCAGTTTAATACAACTGACAAATATTTTTTAGAGTTTGGCAATCTATACATGAGGGTCATACGTAACCACGCATACGTTCTTGAGTCTTCCGTTACAATAACAGGCGCTACATCAGCAAACCCGGTAGTGATAACGGCTGCCTCACATGGGTATTCTGATGGGGACGAGGTAAGTATAGCTAGCGTAGCTGGAATGACTGAAATAAATAGCAGAAGATTTATAGTAGCAAATAAGACTGCAAATACTTTTGAATTGACAGACCAGGTAACTAGCAATAATGTAGACGGTTCGGCTTACACGGCGTACACATCTGGCGGGTCTGTATCTAAAGTATATGAGATAGTAACGCCATATGCAGTAGCTGATACCATAGAAATAAAATATCAGCAAACTGCTGATGTAATGACTTTGACACACAAGTCATACGAAACGAGGGAGCTAACCAGGTCTGGTCATTCTTCGTGGTCAATAGCTGTTCCCGAATTTGTTCCTGATACTAACTTTCCTACTGGTGTTTCAGTAACCGTAAACTCTACGGGTACTACAACTTACAGGTACCAGGTAACTGCTGGCAATGTAAACCCATTTGAAGAGAGTTTACCCGGTATTGCGACTAATAAAACTATTACCGGAATTACCGCTGCGAACCCTGCTGTTGTAACATCCACATCTCATGGATTCATAAATGGAGATGAGGTAGCGCTAGCAGGAATAGATGGTATGACGGAACTAAACGATAGAAGGTTTATCGTAGCAAACAAGGCAGCAAACACTTTTGAATTAGAAGGGGAGGATAGTTCAGCTTACACAGCATATACGTCAGGTGGTACAGCTTCAGCAAGCTTTGCTATAGTTACAAACGGACATGCGACGGTGATAGATAATACTATCAACTGGACTGGTATACAAGGTGCTAACAGATACACTGTGTACAGGGAGAAGAATGGTTTATTTAGCTTCATGGGCGAGACGGAACTAACCACTTTTCATGACGATAATATAGATCCTGACGTATCTGTAACACCACCAAAATTTAGAAATCCTTTTTTCGGCTCCGGTAATTATGCTGGCGCCGTTGGATACTACGAGCAGAGAAGGGCTTTTGGGGGCTCTACAAATGGCCCAGACACAATAAACTATTCCCAAACGGGTAACCATTCAAATTTTACTTTTTCCACACCACAGAAGGCGGATGATTCAATAACAACAACTCTGGCATCTGGCGAGGTGAACGAGATAAGGCATTTTGTGCCCGGCGCGGACCTTTTGATTATGACTAGCGGTAGTGAGTGGAGGAGTGATTCTGGGGCAAATGTCGGCTTCGCAGCTGATACTTTAAGGCAGAAGCCTCAGTCTTTTTGGGGATGCTCACACCACAGGCCAATTGTTGCTGGCGCAATAGTTTTGTTCGTTCCAGATAATAACTCTCAGGTCAGAACTTTAGGATTTTCTCTAGAGCAGGACAAGTATATAGGGGTTGATATAGGGCTCATATCTCCACACCTTCTTGAAGGAAGGACTATAGTTGACACAGCCTTTACCAATTCACCAGCGCCAAGAATGTACCTTATTTTGGACAACGGGCACCTTTTAACAATAACATACAACCCTAGTCAGGATATGATTGCCTGGACTAGATGGGACACATTAGGTTTTTTTACAAGGGTTGCTGTATTAAGAAATGAAGCTTCCCCCACCGAGGACTCGATAGCGTTAGTTGTAAAGAGAACCATAAATGGTAATGTCGTTCGGTTCATAGAGCGAGTGAGCAGCCGTATATTTGACGTTCCGCAGGATTGCTACTTTGTAGACGCTGGCCTCAGTTTAGACGAACCAAAGACCATTACGGGAGTAACGGCTGCTAATCCTGTAGTAGTAACTGCAACATCACACGGATTTTCAAATGGTGACGAAGTGGATTTACACGATATATTATTCACTCCACAATTTGACTCTTCATATAACGAGACTCAGCCAGATCAATTGAACGGTTTTAGGTATACTGTTGCAAATAAAACGGCTAACACTTTTGAGTTGTCTGGAATAGACGGAAGTTCTAATGTGGCTTACGTATCTGGTGGCGTCGCCAGGAAGGCGGTGTCCTCCATAAGTGGTTTGTTCCATCTTGTGGGAGAAAGTGTTGTCGTTCTAGCAGATGGTAATGTGGTAGAAGGTCATTCTGTAGATTCTACAGGTTCGCTTACCCCCGATCTAGCAAGGAAGGCTAGCAGAGTCCACATAGGCAAGCGCTTTATATGTGATATAGAAACGCTGGATATAGAGGCCCCAGCTGGGACAACCGGTGGAACTACAAATAAAACCTTGCAGGGGATAAAAAAGAGTGTAGCTAGAGTAGTCCTACGGCTTCAAAAGACCCGTGGGCTTCTAGTAGGGCCTGATTCTAGCAGGTTAAGGCAAGTCAAGTTCCGGGAGAACGAGGTAATGGATGACCCCACCAGTTTGCTTACTGGAGACAAATCCGTTACACTAGACCCTTCATGGAAATCTAATGGGCGCGTTTTTATACGACAACCATTTCCGCTTCCAGTTACGTTGCTAGCTGCTATACCAAAGGTTGATATAGGCGGGAAGTAATAGAGGTAGGGAGAAATGCCTAAGCATACATATAAAGTAAGGGATGCTACAGAGGCTGATGCTGAAGAATTAGGGCCGAAGCTACGACAAGCTGATATTGACGAGTTAAAAGCCTCTAGTGATATTGACCCCCTAGATTTGCTAAAGTCTTCTGTTACATCCTCATACGCTGCTAAAGCGGGTTTAGTGGATGGAGAAGTTATTTGTTTATTTGGGGTGGTTAAATTAAGCCTTGTGTCTTTTACTGGTATACCTTGGTTACTAGCATCTAGTAAATTGGAAAAACACGCGAGGTTATTCCTGAGAGGGAGTAAACTAATAGTTAGTGAAATGAGGAAAAATCACAGTTATTTATATAATTTTGTGGACGTAAGGAATAAGCACGCCATAAGGTGGCTTAAATGGTTAGGGTTCAGTATTTTACCAGCGAAACCTCACGGGCCACGAGGTTTCATGTTTCATAAATTTGAGATGAAAAGGAAATAGTTATGTGTAGTCCCCCCTTATTTGCGGTAGGTTCTTTAGGGCTTCAGGCTGTAGGAGCACTAACTAGCTCTAGAGGCGGCAGTGTCCAGGCTAGTGGTATAGATCAGCAAGCTAGAGGGCAGGAACAAGTGGCTAGAGGGCAGGAACAAGTGGCTAGAGGGCAGGAACAAGTTGCACTAGCTCAGATAGAAGAAGGAAGGGCGCTTAGGAGAACTTCAGAATTTAGGGCGCAAATAGCTGAAAACAATGCTGTAATTTCCAGAAGGAATTCTGAAGATGCCATAACTAGGGGTAAAATAAACGCCGGTGAAAGGGAGCTTAAAACTAGCCAGGATATAGGTAGGCAGCGAGTAGCTTTAGCTGCTAGTGGGCAAGAGGTAGATAGTGGAACACCAGGCAGGTTAACGGGTGATACTGCGGCTTTAGGTAAGCTGGATTCTCTTCGTATAGTAAATAACTCCGAAAGGGAAGCTGCTGCGTTCGGCCTCGCTGCGGATACTTTTACATCAGAAGCAGCTTTACAAAGGGCTACGGGGAGTAACGCTATAATATCTTCAAGAATCAGAGCCAAGGGAACCAGATTTGAGGCTGATGGAACCCGCTTTCAGGCCATGGGGACACGTTTTGAGGCTAGGGGGACAAGAGCTAGAGCTAAGGCAAAACGCTCCAGTAATACGGGTAGCTTAATCAGTAATGCTGGAAGCATAGGTCTTAAGTTTGTTGAGCTTAAAAATTCTGGAGTTTTTTCTTAAAATTACACAAAGGAAACAATTATGCCGGTAGTCCCAACAATTAAACAACCATCTGTTAGAGTAAGACCGCTGAATCTTCCTACGCAGAATATAGGTGGAGTTACTCCTGAAGCTTTTGGAGCTGGTATAGCTCGCGCTAAACAGGATGCGGGCAGGTCAACACAGCGAGCGGGGCAGTCAGCACAGGCTTTTGGTAATTCTACCCAGCGTGTTGGGCAATCTACACAAGCAGTAGGGGCATCATTACAGGAAACTGGTAGGTCGATACAAGCTTTTGCTGATAATCTAGGAAGGTTAGCTATTAAAAAGCAAAATCAGGATAATGAGCTTGAACTTAAAGGGCTTGCTTTAGATTATTCTGCATCAGCTAGTAAATTCAAGAATGCCTTTCTTGAGTCTAAGGGTAAAGACACCATAGATTCTTTTGATGAGATTTCCAAAAAGATAGTCCAGGTTGGGGATGATTTCAGAGGTAGATCTCTAAAAAATCCTGTGGTTAGCAGGGGCATAGATCTGTTTATAAAGCAAGATCAACTTCAGACTCAGAGTCAAATTGTATCCCATTTTGAAAAACAAAAGAGAGTTGTATTCGACGATAGGGATAAGAGCCTGATAGATAAAGAGACGGATAATGGCATAAAAAACTTTATGGATTTTGGTTCTATACCTAATTTTGAAACTTTAGAACAGCTAGCGCAGAAGCAAGTTTCATTAGAAAACAAAGGGCTTGTAGAAGAAGCTGTGTCCTTAGGAAATGAAGCTATTGGGGACATAATGTCCGGTACGAACAAAGTTTTAGAATCTGCCGCTAAGGTAAGAGGGTATGCTGAGGACAGGGCGGATAGGAATGGTGAGGACACTAAGGTAGCTGCTGACAAAGCTGAGTCTAATTACTATGTATCCGTAGTAAAAGCAGCTGAGGCTGCCGGAGAGATTAACCAGGCTCTAAAAATATTCTTCTCTGTAAAAGAAAAAATTTTGGGGGAGGACGGGGTAAAGATAACGAGATTATTGAAGGATAGGGTAGAAAAAAGGACAGCCTTAAGTGCTGGCAGACTGGCGCTTGAATCTGTTCAGCATCTCCCAATAGAGGAGCAGCTACCAGCATCCTTGGCAAAACTTCAAGAGTTATTAGGAGATACCCCAACTTTGATACTGGCGGAGAATAGGGCTGAGGCGCTTTTTAATAGAAAGCAAGCAGATCGTAAGATAGTTTCTTTACACTCTGCGGGCAAAGTAGTACAAAATATGTTGAACAATAGAAGGTCAATCGAGCAGGTGACTTCTGATGTAACTGAAAATTTGGACTTAACCCCTGAGCAAAAAGAGGCACAACTAAATGTTTTAGCCTCCTTAAAAGCTGCAAGGGAAGATGAGGTAAAAAGCTTATCAGAAGACTTCGTAAGACGTGTATTTAGTGTAACGGATGGTAACGTTGTAGAAACGAGAAAGTTCATAGAAAGGGTATTTAGCGGCGAGGAGTCTAGTGGCCCAGATACCATTTTAAATATAGATAATCCTGGTACCACGAGCGGTCTTAAAGAAGGTGTAAATAATCTTAGTGGTATAGGGGAAATGGGTAATAGTGATAAACTTAAGGGTAAACGTATCGCCACACTATTACTGGAGGCTCTTGCGAAAAGCGATGCAGAAGTACAAAAGTCTAGCGTACCCCATATAGTGGATAAAGCCGTAAGGGATATTATAAGTAAAGCTGGGCAAAATGTCCCAGTTTTAGATAAAAAAGGATCAAACGTACTAGCTGATGCCATAGCTTCTAATGAGGCTAGAAGAGCTAGTGCTCTAGCTGACGCTAGAGATGAGTTTGTTGGAAAGCCTATTATCTTGGCGGCTGTTTTAAAGGACATAAATGGGCATTATGACTCTATAAAGGCTGCATCCCAAGAGGTTGAAAAAGAATTTAACTCACAAAAATCAATTGACCTCGCTTCTTTAGCTAAAGAAAGTAGCGCTAGCCTTGCAGAACAACTTGAATTTGTAGCAAATAGTGATTTTAATAGCAATATTAGGAAGGGAGCTATACAAAATATCAAAGATAATAATTCTGCTAAATTAGCAGACAAAGCTAGAAAAGAAGCTGAGGATAAAAAGATTTTACAAGAATTTAGAGCTGACATTTCTAAAGCTGTACTCGCGGGTGTAACTCTTGATGAATTCAAAAAGTCTAATCCTAAGGTTTATGAATCAGTATCTGGAGACTTAGAATTTATGAATAGGTTGAGATCTGCTGCAATAAAAGTTTCTGGTGATGAACAATTTAATACTGTATCTAGTAGGGCTAAGCTTGTTGAGGTGGCGAACTTAACTCAGGATCAGCTAGTTAAAACTAATCTTGGTCATTACTCTTTGTATTTGTCAAAAGAAGATTTCTCTAGTTTAGCTGCTTTAAAAAGGGGTGCTATAGCCAGCAGGGAGTCCAAGAATGCTAAACTTAAGGAAGACATAGCAGGACTTATTAAAAGGTACCAGCCTAAAGCGGATAATGACAGGCCTAAATTAACGTCTGAAGACCTCAGCTTGGTAGAAAGCGTCGTATGGACTCGCGTAAATGATCTTCAAAACCAAAACCAAGGTAAAGACCCTGACGAGAAAACGGTTAGAAAAATTGTTTCATCTGCGTTATCTTCCGCAAGTTTTAAACCGGATAAAGAAACATTTATTGAAGGGCTGTTTAATATGAGAAGGGGCGGAGGTGCTAGAGACGTCACTGGCAAACTTGTTTCTGATATGTCGCGTACAGAACTCGAATCATTACATATCGAAAAAGAGAAGTTTAGACCTGAACTAAATGGGAGTCTTAACGTGCTCGTAGATCTGTGGAAGGAAACTCATCCTAAGGCCGGTGAGCCTAGTGAAGATGTACTAGAGCTTCTACGGGGCCGTGTTGAGTTGAACTTTTTAGGTATTGAGGTAGGAAAATAATGCCAGAACTAGACCCGCTTGAGCAAGCGCTTAAAGAAAATTCTACGCAAGAAAAGTCAATTGAAGATTCTTTTCTAAATATCACAGGGTTAACAAACGAACAAGTTGAGCAAGCGCTTAATGGCCCGCCTAATAAAGTAGATGTAAGTAAAAACCCTATTCTGAATGAGACTGGGCTGTCGGACTCAGATATTAAAAACGCTCTTGCAGAAAAGCAGGACAGCGACAACGCCCTATTATCATCTCTAGATCAGGCCCTTCCAATACCCCCGGATGAGTCAGCTAAACTCAGGGGGTTATCCAGGAAAACAGGTTTTCCTGAAGAGGTAGTAGAGTCTGATAAAGCTACATTTGAGCAGCAAGCTAGAAAGCAGGAAATAGTAGACTCAGTGGGATCTGATAGTCCAGTTACTAAGAAGCTCATGTCGGACCCTCTCTTCGCCAGCATGAGTCATGACGAAGTGGAAGCAATTTCCAATATAGAAAAAACTTCCAAAAGTTTGACAATAGGTAGAGCGTTTGGGTTAGGTGTAGACTCCCTTCAAATAGGACTGTATGGTGGTGTGGAAGCTTTTAGCAGATTTTTAGGTGCAGATACTCTAGCTGACGTTTCCGCCGAAGGAAGAAAATTTAATGAAAAGCAATCTGCTGACGCATCCGCGCAAGCACAAAAGTTTCTAGCAATAAAGACAGTAGGGGATGCGCTAGACTTTGTAAAAACTGGTTTGCCACAGGTCGCTCCATCTATAGCTGCTATGGCTTCTGCTGGATATGGAGCTGGGGCTATAGCAACTGCTCTTGGTGTTGTAGCGCTAGCACCAGAAGCCATAGCTACACTAACTGTTCTTTCTTTTGCTTGGTTATTAGGCGCTGGTGGAATACAAAGCCAAATACAACAAGAGTCACCTGGGGTAAAGGGTACTGAAGACGTTTCAATAGTTGGTGGTCTTGGTGTAGGACTGCTAGATTCTGTATTTCCGGGTAAGGCGGCATCATCATTTATTTCTCAACTAACAAAAAAAGGTCTTTTACGTTCTATTCCAGAACTAGCTGGTCGAGCTGCAATTTCGGGGGCTAAAGGAGCGCCACTAGAAGGATTGACTGAGGGATCCCAAAATGTCGTGCAGGATATAGCTTCTAGTAAAGCTACAGGAAACCCTTTAGATGTTAAAAAAACAGTTATTGGAGCCATAGAATCCGGTGCTTTGGGCCTACTTGGTGGGGCTAGTGCTGGCCCTGTACTGAGCGTTGTAAACGATGTAGCTTCAGCTAGAAAAGCTGTCGTTAATGAAGAGGCAATGGCTGAAATATCCAAGCAAGTTAGGGATCTGAAGCTATCTAAAAGGGATGTTGAATCTGCTATAAAACTTGAGATGGATATTCTTAAGGAGCAGAATGTAGAAGAAATTTCTATACCTGTAGATAAGCTAGTTGAGTTTTCACAATTATCTGAAGAGAAGACTAGCGAGCAAGTTATTGAAGAGATGGGTTTGACGGAAAGGGTTGAGCAAGCTAAAGTTACGAATGGAGACGTTAGACTTTCTACACGACAGTATTCTGAATTTTTCTTATTATCTAAAAACTATGATTCTGTTAAAAAGCATATTCGCATGGGCAATGGGGAGATGACTTCTGCGGAGGCTGAAGAGTTTGAAACATCCGGGCTGCCAGAAGCTTTAGACAAGTTAGAACAGGCGCAAGTGGAAGCTGATGCTGAGATTACCCTAACTAAACAGGCGCCAGTCACTATAGAAGATATTAAAAGTAATTTAGAAAAGATAGATGAAGCAC